TTTATCCCAATGGAGCACAACATGGAAGGGTTTATAGATCGATACGGTATGCCAGTTTACAGAGCTCCTGACAAACCTGTAATGGGAGTTGATGGGGAAATGATAGACAGTGGAGCGATAGACTTCTGGGAGGCTGAAGTAGACTCATTAAAGGGTGATCCAGATGCATTGAACGAGTTCTACAGACAATACCCTAGGTCTGAGTCTCATGCATTTAGAGATGAGAGTAAGTCGTCTGTATTTAACCTAACGAAGATATATGACCAGATAGACTACAACGATTCCTTAATAGCAGGACAACATTTAACCAGAGGTTCATTCCACTGGAAAAATGGGGAAAAGGACACGGAGGTTATATTTTCACCAGACGACAAAGGTAGGTTTTTATTGTCGTGGGTACCTAAAAAAGAGTTGCGTAATAACGTAGAAATTAGGAAAGGAGTTAAATATCCGGGTAATGCTCATATTGGTGCGTTTGGATGCGATAGCTATGACATTTCTGGAACCGTTGGAGGAGGTGGATCTAACGGTGCGTTACATGGAAGCACTACGTTTCATATGGATGACGCTCCTACTGAGGAGTTTTTTCTAGAGTATATTGCTAGGCCGCAAACAGCTGAGATATTTTTCGAGGAGGTATTGATGGCTATCGTCTTTTATGGTATGCCGATACTATGTGAGAATAACAAGCCGGGGCTTTTGTATCACCTAAAGAATAGAGGGTACAGAGGGTTCAGTATGAATAGACCCGACAAGTCTTATAATAAGCTGTCTGTAGCTGAGAAAGAACTAGGAGGGATACCTAACTCCAGTGAGGCTGTAAAGCAAGCTCACGCTTCTGCTATTGAAATTTTTATAGAGAAGAACATTGGATACGACACGAGTGGTGAGTACAGAAACCCAGATGAAATAGGTGTGATGCCATTTAACAGGACTTTAAAAGATTGGGCTTCGTTTGATATAAACAATAGAACTAAGTTCGATGCCTCGATATCATCCGGATTATCTAGGATGGCTTGTATGAAAAACCTTTATAAACCTAAAAAAGAAAATTCAAAAATAAGTATTACCTTTGCAAGGTACGACAACTCTGGAGGACAGAGTAAAATTATTAGATAAGAAATGGATGAGATCAAAATGACTATTACCGATCCCGGATTCCCTGATGATAATGTCAGCGATTCTGATAAGAATAAAAAAGAGTTCGGTTTAAGAATAGGACAAGCTATTCAATATGAATGGTTTAAAAAAGATGGAGGCGGCTGTAGGTATTATGATCGATGGACAGAATTCAATAGAAGAAAGTTATACGCAAGAGCTGAGCAACCAATTCAGAAGTATAAAGACGAGCTTTCTGTTGACGGGGATCTATCTCACCTAAACTTAGATTGGACACCTATAGCGGTGATGCCTAAGTTTATAGACATTGTGTGCAATGGTCTAGAGGATAGGATATTTTCAATTAAGGCCGAGTCTCAAGACTCATTATCTGTAAAAAGAAAGCAAGAGTTTCAAGATGTCATAGAATCAGAAATGATCTCTAAACCACTATTGGAACAGGTAGAAAAAGATTTCGGAATCAATCCGTTTATAAACGACAAAGAAACTTTACCGAAGACAGATGAAGAACTTTATCTGTACATGGAATTAGAATACAAACCGGGGATAGAGATAGCTGAAGAGATAGCTATCCAAACCGTTCTAAATGAAAACCACTATGAAGATATAGCTAAGAGGTTTAAATACGACTTAGTCGTCTTAGGTATGGGTGCTCTTCGTCATAGATTCTTAAAGGGTGGCGGTATAGATATTTCTTATTTAGATCCATCAAGAGTTATTCACAGCTATACTGAGGATCCAATGTTTAAGGATTGCTACTATTGGGGAGACGTTGAAACAGTGCCTGTATCGGAACTTGTGAAAATAGATCCTGATTTAACCAATGAGGATCTAGCAAAATTAAAGTCATACTCTCAGGCATGGATGAGAGAGTTCCCTACAGAAAGAGATAGACAGAACTCTGAACTTTCAAGCGAGACAGCTACACTCATAAACTTCTCATACAAGACTACCAAGAAGTATGTATACAAGAAAAAGAAGATTTCTGATGATGCTGCTAGAGTTATAAGAAAAGATGACGACTTCAATCCTCCTCAAGAGATGATGGAAGAGAGAGGGTTCGAGAAAGTTGAAAAGAGAATCGAAGTTTGGTATGAAGGGATTATGGTCGCAGGTACTAATTTTATCTTGAAATGGGAACTTCAAGAAAATATGGTTAGACCTAAGTCAGCATCTCAACGTGTGATGTCGAACTATGTTGCTTGCGCTCCTAGATTATACAAGGGGGCTATTGATTCTATCGGGTTAAGGATGATTCCTTTTGCTGACATGTTGCAGTTAAACCACATGAAGTTTCAGCAGGTTTCTAGCAAGATGGTACCTGACGGTGTGTTCATCGATGCAGACGGTATAAATGAGGTAGACCTAGGAACTGGGGCTGCTTATAATCCAGAGGATGCTTTAAGGCTTTACTTCCAAACGGGTAGTGTTATTGGTAGAAGTTATACGCAAGATGGAGACTTTAATAATGCTAGAACACCTATTCAGGAATTAACGAAGTCTAGTGCTGGAGGTAAGATTAATTCTCTTATCGCACAGTTCAATCACTATCTTAACCTCATGAAGGGTGCTATAGGAGCGAATGACTCTATGGACGCCTCTACACCACACAAGGATGCATTAGTTGGTTTACAGAAGATGGCAGCATTATCATCAAATGTAGCTACCAGACATATATTGGAGGGGTCTATATTTATGACCAGAACATTAGCAGAAGGTCTTTCATGTAGAGTATCTGATTTGCTAGAATACTCAGATTATAAAGAGGAATTCATAAATAAGATAGGAAAGCAAAACGTTTCTATACTTGAAGACGTCAAGGACTTGTACCTTTCCGACTTTGGTATATTCATAGAAGTTTCTCCGGACGAGGAGCAGAAGCAAAAGCTAGAGGAGAATATACAAATCGCCTTGAGAGAAGGTGGTATAGACCTTGAGGACGCTATTGATATCCGAGAAATAAACAACATAAAGCTAGCTAACCAGTTACTAAAGGTTAAGAGAAAAAGAAAGCGTGACTATAACCAGCAAATGAAAGAGAAGGAGCAACAGTCTATTGCTCAATCTCAAATGCAGCAACAACAAATGGCTGCTCAGAATGCTGCTCAAAAGATACAGATGGAGGCTCAAGCTAAGATTCAAGTTAAGACCGCTGAAGGTGATAACGAGATAAGAGTTCTAGAGAGGGAGGCTCAACTCAAGTTCGATCTGATGCAGAAAGAGTTCGACTTAAACATTAGATTAAAGTCTATGGATATTCAAGTAAAACAATCATTGGAGGATAAAAAGGAGAAGGCTAAAGACAGAAGACAGCGTGAGCAGGCTACTATGCAGTCAAAGATGGTAAGCCAAAGAAAGTTCGACCTACCTTCTTTAAATTTTGAATCTAACGAAGACTCTCTAGATGGCTTCGATCTAGCGGAATTCGACCCAAGATAGACCGAAAAATAGAATAAATATTATTTTTAACTTTGTAAAAATCAAATCAAATGAAAATTCAAGTAAAAGCTGTAGACTCAGTTAATGAAAAGTCAAAGCAAGAGTTAGAGAGGGAAATTATTGAGGATCACGCTGCTAGTCAAGACGACAACCAAGATAACTCCCAAGATAACGACCAAGGAGGTAACCAAGAAGGTAACCAAGAAGGTAACCAAGAAGGTAATCAAGGAGCAGACGATAATATTGCTCAAGCAGAGATTAACGAAGAATCCGTAATGAGCTTCATTAAGGAGAAGTACGGAAAAGAAATAGAATCGATTGATTCATTATTTGCTAGTGAAGCGTCACCAAGCAATGATATTCCTGAAGACATATCCAAGTTCATTCAGTACAGAAATGAAACTGGAAGAGGAATGGAAGACTATATGAGGTTGAATGAAAACTTTGACGAGATGGATGACAATTCATTGTTGTCTAGGTTTTACGCTGAGACTGAAGATGGTTGGGATCAAGAGGATATTAATGGATACATCGAAGACAACTTCGCTTATGACGAAGATCTAGATGAAGATTCATTAATCAGGAAAAGACAAAGAGACAAGAAGAAAGAAATAGTAAAGGCTAAGAAATACTTCGAAGGTCAGAAGGAGAAATACTATACTCCATTAGAGTCTAATGGATCAAGTGCTCCAAATGATACAGAGTATCTAGCCTTTAAAGAGCAAATGAGTAACGCTAAGACTCAACAAGAGCAGGCAGCTAAAAAAGCTGAATGGTTTAAGAGTAAGACAGACGAGTTATTCAATGATGATTTCAAAGGTTTTGAGTTCAACATTGATGACAAGAAGTTTACCTATCCGATACAAGAGATCGACAAAGTTAGAGAGAGTCAAAAAGACATCAGTAACTTTATATCAAAATTCTTGAATGACGATGGGTTGATGGAAGATACGTCTGGATACCATAGAGCGTTATCAATTGCAATGAACCCAGAAAAATACGCTAAGTTCTTTTACGAGCAAGGTGTTTCAGACACAGTATCCGAATCGGCTGCTGAAGATAAAAACATCACGTTAGGAGCTAGACGTAAACCTGAGACTCAAGTGGTAGGGAAAACAACAATAAGAGCCGTATCAGAGCCATCAGGACGTGGGTTGAAATTTAAAAAATAATAACCTAAAACAAAAAGAAAATGGCAGGATCATTATCGGTTGGAGGAGTAAATCTTCAACCATCATCAGAACAAGTGGCATTGTCCACAAACTACATCACTAACTTTAATTTCTTAGATCAGTATCTTCCTGATACTTACGAGAAAGAATTCGAGCGTTACGGAAACAGATCAGTATCTGGATTCATGAGACAAGTTGGTGCAGAATTACCGTCTACATCAGACCTTATTAAGTGGGCTGAACAAGGACGTTTACACACGAAGTATATTGACGTAAATGCAGATAGTGCAGCAGCAGCCGATACAGCTACATTTACTGTTAATGATACATTAGATCCGGGTACTGGAAGTATCGCTATCAGAGTAGGTCAAACAGTTCATATCTCTGACAACGCAGGGTTAGGATCTAACAAGGCTATCGTCACAGCGGTTAATACAGCAGATGGAGAATTCACTGTGGCATTCTACGAAGCAGCAGGACAAGCTTTTGCTGTAAGCTCTACGTGTACTGTATTCATCTACGGTTCAGAGTTCAATAAAGGTACTAACGGAATGTCAGGGTCATTAGAGGCTGACGACTTAATCCTTGATAATAAGCCAATCATCTTGAAAGATAACTATGAAGTTTCTGGATCAGATATGGCTCAAATCGGATGGGTAGAAGTTACTACTGAGAATGGAGCAACTGGTTACTTATGGTATTTGAAGTCTGAGCATGAGACTCGTATGAGATTCGATGACTACCTAGAGACTGCAATGATTGAAGCTGTACCAGCGGAAGCTGCTTCAGGAGCTTTAGTTACAGCAGGTGTTGATGGATCAGACGGTGTATTCTACTCTGTTAACGACAGAGGTAACGTATGGTCAGGTGGTTATCCAACTACTTTGTCTGACTGGGATACAATTGTAGCTCGATTAGATAAGCAAGGTGCTATCGAAGAGAACGCATTATTCGTAAACAGAGCTTTCGGATTCGCTATCGATGACATGTTGGCTGATCAGTCTACAACTACTGGAGCTTCATTCGGTTTGTTTGACAACGACAAAGACATGGCTTTAAATTTAGGATTCTCAGGATTCCGTAGAGGTTACGATTTCTACAAGACTGACTGGAAATACTTGAATGACGAGTCAATGCGTGGAGGTTTGTCAGCAGGAATCGTTAGCGGATTGTTGGTACCAGCAGGTACAACTTCTGTATACGATCAAGTGATGGGTAAAAACGCAAAGCGTCCATTCTTGCACGTTCGATACAGAGCTTCAAAAGCTGAGGACAGACGATACAAGACTTGGATCACTGGATCAGCAGGAGGAGCAGCTACAAGCGATCTTGACGCAATGGAAGTTAACTTCCTTTCTGAAAGATGTGTTTGTACTTTAGGAGCAAACAACTTCGTATTATTCGAAGGATAATATACCTAAAACACAACAGGGGCTAGGGAGTGATCTCTAGCCCTTATTTTAAATCAAGTAAAATCAAAATAAAATGAATAGATCAAAGAGAAACAAACCAAAAGATTTAACGTTCGTAATGACTAGAAAGAATCCACCACTAAGTTGGATGGTAAATTCTAGAAACACTACAGCGAATCCTCTTCACTACTACGATGAAGAGAACAACGAGAACAGAGTTCTAAGGTATGCTAGCAATCAAAAGAGTTGTTTTGAAGACGAGCAAGACGGTACAGCTATTATAGAGCCGATTATTTTTAATGACGGAATGTTAGTAGTTCCAAAAACAAATCCAGCACTTCAACAGTTTTTACAGTTACACCCTAAGTTTGGGAAAGACTTCGTTATCCAAGATAAGGAGAAAGACGCTCAGACTGAATACGAAGAACTAGAGAAGTCAAGTACAGCTACTGAGATGGCTAGAAAGCTAGATATCGATCAGAAGCTTATGATCGCCAGAGTACTTATAGGATCTAACACTGACAAGATGACGTCTAGCGAAATCAAGAGAGATGTCTTGGTGTACGCTAAAAACAACCCGGATGAGTTCTTACAGGCAATTGATGACTCAGACTTAGAGGTTATGGATATTTCTGCTCAAGCGTTCCATAAAGGGTTCTTGACTACACGAAGAAACGGCACTGAGATTTGGTATAACCTAGATTCAAACAAAAACAAACTTATGAACATTCAATATGGTGAAAGCCCTGTTGAAAAACTCGGTAAGTTTTTGAAGACAGACGAAGGTTTAGAAGTCTTAGAGCTGTTAAAATCTAAGGTATCGGAAGGCTAATACAATAGTCACATAAACATTAAGTAGGGCGAAAAAACATTCGCCCTATTTTTTTTCTTATATTTGCTGTAAAACTACCTGATGATAAACTCAGTAAGAAATACGGTACTATCCATATTAAATAAGAATAACTACGGTTATATAAGCCCGGCAGACTTCAATCTGTTTGCCAAACAAGCTCAGATAGAAATATTCGAAAAATACTTCGACAGATATAACAGGCAGATAACGAAGGAGAATGCCAGACAGTCAGGAACAGGTTACGCTGACATTACAGGAGCACTGGGAGAGACTATAGAAAGATTTTCAAAGGCAGCAGCACTATTACCAAAGGTATCTGGAGAGGTGAGTCACTTCATGACTTTACCTGAAGACTACTACAATATTAATCGTATGAGTTATTACTCTAGCTTACTTTCTTCTGGAAGCATAACATCGGTTACAGCAGGTAGGTTAGTCGATTCAGGAGCAACGTTTACTTCAGATGGTATATCGAGTGGTGATGTGGTTGTAAGTCAAACTACAGGTGCGGTAGCCTTTGTTGTTAGAGTTGTGAGTGATACCGAGATTATACTTACAAAAGACATATTCGAACTAGCGTCTCCAGAGTACGCAATATTTAGATCCACAATACACAGAGAGTTGGATAAGGTCACACAGAGCAAGATAATGATGCTTAACAACTCTAACCTTACAGCTCCTACGGCTACTTTTCCAGTTTACGTAATGAGCGAATCAGAGTCAATTGGGTTTGGCGAAACAGTAGCTGTATATCCATCATCGATAACAGTTACTGGATCTGTAGTGATACAGTACACGAGATATCCAAAGACTCCTAAGTGGACGTATTCAGATGTTCCTTCAGCTACTGGGGAACCATTGTTTGACTCAACTCAACCAGACTATCAAGACTTTGAGTTACCAGAAGTGGATGAACATATTCTAGTTCAAAAGATATTGCAATACGCAGGTATGTCGATCAGAGAGATTCAGATGACTGACATCTCTGCTAAATTAGAAGATAGAGAAACTAACCTAGAAAGATAAGATTATTAACTATGGCAGCCAAGAAAAAAACATCAGGCAAGAAGAAAGACTCAAGATTAACTAGAGCTGGAGTATCTGGTTACAATAAACCTAAGAGAACTCCTAGTCATCCAAAGAAGTCACATATTGTTGTAGCTAAAGTAGGTGATAAGGTTAAAACTATACGTTTTGGAGAACAAGGTGCAAAAACTGCTGGTAAACCTAAAGCAGGTGAGAGTGATAAAATGAAAAAGAAAAGAGCATCATTTAAAGCTAGACATGCTAAAAATATTAAAAAAGGTAAAATGTCTGCAGCTTATTGGGCAAATAAAGTAAAATGGTAATATGGAAGCTAAAAAGAAAACAGTAAAAAAGCAAACCTAAAACTAAATGCTTCTCTTGAGGAGAAGCATAGTAAAACATAACAGTAAACTCCACAACAGGAGAAATCATTAAGAAAGAAGAAGATGGCTTATATATCAGCTTACGCATATTACGAAAATAGTGGTGCGGCACCAGAGGACGCAAATTGGGGATCATATCAATATGTATCCTTAACAGACATTGTAAATAACTTCCAGTTAATGTACGCTGGAAACCATTCATTAATAAACAATGAACCTAGATACAAGATCCTGTTCCATGCGAAGAGAGCTATACAGGAATTAAACTACGATGCATTCAAGGAAATTAAGATACTTGAGCTAGACGTGTGTGACCAACTCAGGTTTGTACTTCCACCAGACTATGTGAACTGGGTAAGGATATCGCTTTACAAAGACGGGCTGTTAAGACCATTGACTGAAAACATCCAAACTAACTACAGTGACGCCTACCTTCAAGACAATGATTGCAAGATATTGTTTGACGAAGATGGCAATGTATTAAAGCCTGAATACTCTCAAATAGATTTTGACAGGATTACTGGTCAGAAGAAAAGTATTTATCTGAATGAGAATTCTATTTTTAATGAACATGAAGGATACTGCCTAGATGGAAGATGGTACTTCGATTACGCAGTAGGAGAGAGGTATGGTTTAAACACGGAGACAGCAAACTTCAATCCGACATTCAAGATAGATAACAAGTCAGGAGTTATTAACTTCAGTTCAGGGATGGACGGTGAGAAGTGTATATTGGAATATGTTAGCGATGGTATGGAGAATGGGGATGAATCTCTTATATCTGTAAATAAGTTATTTGAGAGATATGTGTACGCATACATAAACTACGAGCTGCTTGATCAGAAGACAGGGGTTCAAGAATACATAGTTGGTAGAGCTAGAAAGAAATCTACAGCTTTACTTAGAAATGCGAAGATAAGAATGAGCAACTTACATCCGGGACGACTACTCATGAATATGAGAGGTATGGATAAACACATCAAGTAATGAAGATAAAAAGAAATTTCATTAAGGGTCGAATGAATACAATGTTTGACGAAAGACTTATACCTAATGGTGAGTATGTAAGCGCAATGAATATAAGGGTTAGCTCCACCGAAGAAAGTGAGATGGGGGCAATCGAAAATGCAAAAGGTAACGAGCAGATAACAACCCTAGGGTATAGAGATGACGATCTTTCTGCTGATGCTGTTTGTATCGGTTCAGTGGCAGACTCAGCTAGAGACACTATTTATTGGTGTGTGCACGACCCTAGCAACCCGACTGTTCTTAGTGGTGTGCTAGAC